CAAATAATAAAATCAAATAAAATACCCATTAGTTTAAAAGATCAAGTTATAAATGAAAATACGTCGTTCAAAATAAGTGACGTACAATATGATGTTATACAGGCGAGTGGAAGTAACAGTGATTGTTTGGTTAATTCAATACTTACTTCATGCAGTCCAAGTTTTAGAAAGATCACAAATATTGCTGATAAAAACAGTATAGGAACATATTTTAGAAAAAATGTTTTTTATCAAGATATAATTAAAAAAGTTGAATTACCAATAAAAAAAGATAATATAAACACTTATTTTATGAATTATAAATCTAAATATTTATGTCATACACCTTTAATATATCTAGAAGTATATCAGTTAGGTTATTTTCTAGAAACATATAAATTGAATGCATTAATTAAAGAATCCCAAAGCTATAATATAATAGGTTTTTCAACAACAGATGGATTTTTTTTAAGTAATCCGCGTGGTGGACATTTTGATTCAGTATCTACAGGTGGATCAAAATATATTTTTACAAATGCAGAATTAATATCCATACAGAAAAATGGAGATAAAGGAACAATTGAGTTAAATAACGTTTTTGGATTAAGTGAGGTAGAATTTAGAGAACAAAAACAGGCTATGGAAGAAATACAAGCAAAACAAGCAGCAGCAGCACAAGCAAAAGCACCAGCACCAGCACCAGCACCAGCACCAGCACCAGCACCAGCACCAGCACCAGCACCAGCACCAGCACCAGCACCAGCAGAACCAACAGCATCAGGAGTAGGAATGGGAGGAAACGCAGCACGATCAGCAGGCCGACCACCTGCTTGTAAACCTCGATCACCAAAGGTAATCTGCGACACCCAGCCGGGAGGCGCGCTCCAGATATGATCTTGCTTACCTCTCAGCATCTGAGTTTTCAGTTCCTTATCACGTGAATGGGCAGTCGAAGGCTTTCGGAAACTTACCGTAACAATATGCTCAGATGAATCTGCTCGCTTGAGACCTGCTTTCGATGTACGAATTGTATCAATATCGAGCGACTCAATAGCTTGTGAATGGCGCTCAAACACTAGACGAGGATCTGGCAGATATCCAAACGCAATCTGCTGTTCAGAATCCGGCACGGAATAGAAAAAGAGACCATCTACGACCGGCAAGTTTGAGCTACTCTCTTCTTGCCGATCACCAATGACCACTATATGGCCAGGATACTTCGATGCCAAGGATTCTACTCCACGATGAATCCATTCACCGTCTGCCTTGCTTCCTCCAGTGGCTAACGGCTCAATAAAGATCACATAGGTTTCAGGTTGTATTTGAATCTGTACGGCGGCCCATCCAAGAACATCCTGTGCGGCCACTTTGTCACCTCTCAGAGGCGCAACTACATATCCTTTCATCTCACGTTCATTTAATGATCCAATGACAAAAACAGGATCTGATGCAGCAAAACGAGGCTTGTGCCTTGAGGGAACTGACGGTCCGAGAGTGCGTTTCCAGAGTGTATGGAACTTCTTAATATTCGTGGGAGTCGAACGAAGCCCATCGGTTGACGGTGTAACGGGAATTAAAACAGGCGTTGATTTCCACTGCGGTTTAGCTTTCTTTCCCCCACCGCTTAATTCAGCACCTGCTCCTAATCCACCACCCTGGACTGGAGTAAAGTGTGCTGATGGGTTATCCGGAAGAAGACTGACTGAAGGATTTGACATACCCTCTCTAATCTACACTACGTAATTTTGGCGCTTAAGAAAAACCTCAATCAACTCAAGCATACGATGGAGGTCCTACAAGAACCAATCACTCTCATTCCTCAGACTGCTATTGAGAGTACTGCGCCCGATTCGCAAACCAGAAGGCGCAAGATTCATTGCAAGCAGGAACTGATTGTAATGAGTCTTCAAGCGTTTTATTCAAGTCGTAAGGATCTGAAGGAAGTTATTGAACTTCTCCAGGGCACCGCCACAATAAGTCTTCGGCTGATTGACTGGTTTGTGACAAACTATGCGAAGCGTCACAACATTGGCTATGTTCTTGACGGTCAGGAATTTATGGTCTATATGAGCTATAAGAGTCAGCTCAAGGCATATAGTAAAAAATTGTTTGATCCGTTCTGCCGTCGTGAGCGTATAATGTTCAGCCTGCCTGGAGTTGAGGCATTTGTTACGACTGTTGGTAAACTCAACTTCTTCCGGTGGGCCATTGAAAAGAATATCATTGAGTATCTGAAGAAGAACCAGGAGGTGGTGGAGACGGAGATGAATGCTCATATGAAGCAGTTGAGTCGGTCGCGCTCAACGCGTACGGGAACAGATTCTTCTACCTCAACAACTGGCTCAGCAACTGCCTCGACGGCAAATGGTGCTAACAGCAAGCGCGTTCGCACGACATTCCAGACTGCGCCGAATCATACTGTCTGTCACCGTGTAGTCGATATCAAGATTGAGTTTGACTGAAATAACTAATATAGATCAAAAAGTATAAAAGACAGGTCGGCAAGTAGAGCACCGCAACAAAAGAGAAAGAGTACTTTTTCTTCAACTGTGAGTTCTTGTTTCTGTGATTTTCTGTAGAAATACATAACCAATAAGATTAAAAAAGGCACCGCAAAATAATCTCCAATTTGAGGCAGCTTCATTACTTTCTGACTTATCTTAATTTTTTATTTTGAAATGCCCGTTAGTCTAATAAAGATCAAACGCTCTAAAAGTGAAGTCAGTAAGTAAAACACCACAGACAAAGAAAAAGAGTATATTTTCTTCAGCTGTCAGTTCTTTCTTAGAATTGTTTTTTGTACTCAAGGGATTTGACATACCAAATCCTCTTCTAGTACCAAAATACAAAGTTATTAAAATTAAACAATAAACCACAAAAATTCCAATCAGAGGAATTTTCATCACTTTCTATTTCGTCTTGATTTTTTATTTGACCGTCTCTTGGCACCCATAGGAGCCAAACGAATTCGCTTTCTTGATCCGTTTTTATTGACAACCGCTGTAAATTTTGCTGATTCGTTTCTATGCTTTTCAACCAACTTCAAATATTGTGTACGATCTTCATCAATGTTATCAATGCGTTTTTGAATTTCTTCAGATGAACCATAGACTTCAGGCTTATTGAGTTCCAAATTAGGATATACTTTTGCAATATTCTTTAGACTTGAAAGAGGATCTTCATAAAAGCTTTTCTTTAGATTCATTGTAAACAGATTTTGAAATTGTTCATCTTTTAGGGGCTTTGCAAGAACACGCTCGAGAATTTTCTTATAATTAATCAAGTGTTTTTTCAAGTCAATTAATCTCAGATGGTTATCGATATTGCTTGGAACATTCATAGGATTTTTAGAAGGTGGACCATTTGTTGTTCTGTATTTCTTTTTTAATTGGGACAGCAATTCTTCATAGTTTATAGAATTTGTACTTAAAAAATAATCGTTATCATTAATTCTTCGAGCACTTTCATTTTCTTCATTAATTTCTGAAGTATCATTAATAATTCGTAATTGAAATTTAGGCCTATCTGTATTTGAGGGTAAAGGAATTAGGATCACTTCATTAAAAAAACTCTCAGTTATAAAATAAGGTTGAAGTGTATTATTTTCATAGAATTTAGGATCTGTTATAATTCTATGATATTCATCATAAAATATTGGATTTACTAGTTGCTGGCCTTTTAAAATAAAGTCAGCTGCGTACTTTACTGCAGCCATCTAACTCTGGCTTAGAATTGCTACATTAGCAATTAGAATAGCAAGAGATCCTCCAGCCGCCAGAACAGACGGTTTTTCACCTTCAAACAGATAACCAAAGACAAAGGCAGCCACAATACCGAAGAAACTCAGTACACTAAAGATCATTGTTGAGACATAGGGAATGGCGGCGAAACGCATTGAATATCCAATGAATCCAATAAGGGCATTAAAGAGAATCATAGGAACCCACGCCTTGGTTGACAGATCGAGTTGCGGTAATGACATATTAGGTAAAGTCGTCTTAGCGTTAGCAAAAAGAGACGCAAGACCCACAACAGGCAGCATCCACGCTAAGCTTCCACCGTACAACTCAAACATTCCTCTGAATGTTGTGTCTTCCTTGCCGAGAAGTCGGAAGAAGAAATAGATCATTGATTCGGTAATACCAGAAAAGACAGCTGCGAGTAGACCAAGAGGTTTTTCCGCGTTCAAAAGTGTACCGACGTTCGGTTGCGCAATCATCAACATTCCCGCAACGGCGAGTACAATCCAGGGCATCTGATACCAGGGAATACGCTCATTAAACAAGAGGTAGCCGCCGATTAGATTCCAGATTGGATAAGCATAAAAGATTGCCATCGCATTGCCGGCGGGAAGATCTGAAAATGCCTTGTAACTGACACCGACGTGGAAAAGATTCAGAAGGCCGCCACCGGATGTATTCATTAGGGAAATATCTGAGAAGCCCTGTTTGCCGAAGCCGAGAATAAATGCGGCGATGCCGGCATAGACGAGGTTTCGTGAAAAAACCTGTGTCCATAGATTGGTATCCACGGACTTTATTAGGATGGGGTAGGATGCTAAAATGACCTCGCTCGCTGGAACTATAAATTCTGCTAGCCCGATCATTGGTCTTTATTAGGTGGGGTTGTTTTACATTTACATCTCGCTCTTGCGCCGTGACGCCTCCTTCATCGCCGCGCCGAGTTTGACATTCTTATCCTTCTTCTTCATCTCCTGGTAGATCTTCTTAACGAAGTTCGTCCATTTGGAAGCCTTACGCGTCTTCTTACCGCTCTTTCTTTGCTTACGAGTGGCCATTCTTATACTAGTTAAGAGGAAATTAATCTAGACAAACAGGTTGCGAAGGCAATATAGCGCATAGGCCTGGCACACAACGAGTCCCGATACAAGCAGAACACCATATTCTGGCTTCTTCTTGTACATCTGATTGAATAGCTCAGGATGTTGGAACGCAATAAGAACAGGAAAGGTTGCAGCATAGGAAAGCATCATCCATCCGATTTTAGGAAGATGTACACCCATAAGTAGACCGCCCACAAAGACATCTAGGTGATAGGTCTGAATCTGAGTCTTTGCTTCCTTAGCGTACGCAATAAGCATTGCCTGAGGAAGTGTATCTTCCTCTAGAAGATTACTCTTGGTAACAGGAGGGTCTACCACAGGAGGATCTACCACAGGAGGGTCTACCACAGGAGGGTCTACCACAGGAGGGTCTACCACAGGAGGGTCTACCACAGGAGCCTCTACCACAGATGATTCTGACATCCGGAAGGTATCTGTGGTAAGGTTGGGTAGCGTAGAATTCGGAAATGTATTGGTGTAATGAGTCGCCATTATGCCAGTTGTAGTGTATCAACCGGCATCAATTTTTGGCTAACTGTCTAGCATGCTTAACGAATTAAGCTTCTTATCTTCAGCAAAACGAGCAGTATCCCAGCGTCCTGAAAAATTCCGTGTTAAAATGCGTTTTGATTCTATTAGCCCTTTATCCGCGCGACTTTCAACAACAACAGATTTGAGTTCGCGCATTGCGTTTCGAGGATCGAATCGCGGTGAATACTGATCAAAATAGGAATTGCCTTCAAGCTTGGCGCCATTAGGATCGAATGGCTCAGCTGGAAGCGTTAAAGGCTGTTGTTTGCGTGAAGGAATACCATTTTGATCATAAAAGGTATCTCCTTTACGATTAATTAAATATGCCAGGTCCGCAGATGGCCGATATAAACTTTGGAGCACCGGAGGACTAGAATTCCACGACTCACTAAATCGTGCGTTTACAACATCGCGACTCGACGGTTCACGACGAGAACGTATCGCAAATTGAGGTAACGGTGTTGGATCTATTTTTCTAACCGGGATAATCACCGACATCTAAACTGGTTATACAGACTAAATGAAGATGTTCATACTTCCGTACTGGAAGACTATAGATACGAATTGGATTCAGATTCATCTTTTCTTATCAGAGGGTGGTCGAACGTTATGGCAGGTCGACGACGCTCTAAAGCCAGCGCAAATCAAGGCCACACTCAAAAAGAATGATCTTATTGCGACAGGTACTCCTGTAAAGCAGAGTGGTATCTATTTTATTGAAATTGACCCTGTAAAAACAAATCTTACAGAGTTTTTTGAATGGGATGAAATTGACCCAGTAAATGGATCTGAAGATTGTTGGAGGGTATTACAGTTGCCTGTAGAGTTGAGTGTGTGTAAAGTGTTTCAAGAGATCTACTGGAAATCAACTGCTCTACCTGAAGTCGAGTCTATACACGCTTTTTTTAGCAAGGTCTAAGGCTGTCGCACGTTAATACTATAGAAGGTATGAACCAGGATAGTAGTTCAAGAGGTAAAACTTATAGAAAGTCTCATTCAGTGCTTGATGTAAGTGGTGCCGTGGCTCTTGGTTTTTACGAAAAGACCTTCCAATTTCTTCACCAGGATGCGGAAAATGCCTTACATCGTCCGTGGCATAAGATTGAACGTGGTCTTCGTATTGGCCGTCTACGTGATTTTGTTGAGCGTGAGAAAGCTAGACTTAATCTAAATGCGGATGATGAGGAATTGCTGTTTAAACTTTTGATTAGGGGTCTTGATCGCAAGATTTTGAATAGTAAGGCGTCGGTGACGTACGATACCGATAAGGAGCAGATTACAGAAATCAAGGGTCTCGTAGCCCATACAACGGCTACGGGAAGTACAAAGTATTCATTAATTGAAAAGAAACCTATTGCTACGCAGAAGCGACGACAAGTGTCAGCTGCTGCTGCAACAACGACAGCGCCTGCTGCTACTCAAAGAGATACCGCATAAGACTAGTAGAGAGAATGGACCCTGCTTTACCAGTCAAAGCCAAGGCGCAAAAAATGAAAACTTATCAACCTGTACCTGATGAAGTACACTTGATGTTTGATGAGCTTTCTAGATGCCTTGAAGAATGGGAGACTGTTCTACCAAAGCCAAGCCACGAAGATTTAATCGATGAATGGAAGATGGATTTTAAGCGGTACATCCAGACAATCTATCCTGTTGATGATGCTGATACAGACATAAGATCTGAACTTGTCAGTGATATCAGTTCAGGTCTTGTTGAAGCCTATTCATCTTGGGCTCAGCCGGCCTATACTGAGCCTGTAGATTCAGGCACAGTTCACGCTCTTCTCAGCAAACCCCAGACAGAACAACGTACGCAGAATTGGTATGCTGAGTTTCTAATACGAGTAACAGCGAGTGAAATCTACAAGATCTTTGGTAGCCCACGAGAGCGTGCGACTCTAGCACTCCAGAAAGCCGGTAAGATTGAACTTTCTTCACGTGGATCTACGAACATTTCACGTTTGGCAACAATGTCACCGTTTGATTGGGGCATTTGTCTTGAGCCAGTCGTTAAACTTGTTCTTGAATCTGAGTGGGATGCGTTAATTCACGAGTGTGGACGATTTGTACATCCGACAGATCCGCGTTTTGCCGCAAGTCCTGATGGCCTCATTCTGAGATCAAAGAAATTCAAGGAAAGAGGTGGTCATCTTTTAGAAATCAAGTGCCCAAAGTCACGCAAGATTGGCGTCAAGTTGCCGCTTGAATACTTCTATCAGATGCAACTTCAGATGGAAGTTACGGGTGTACGTGCGTGTGAGTATGTTGAAATGAAGTTAGATCTCTGCTCATTAACCAACTACAAAGTATCTGAAGATACAAAGTGGAAAGGTCTAGTCGCAGTCGTCGGATGTTTTAATGAAGTACAGGAAGAGTGGTTGCCGTGTAAATATGTCTATGGACCACTCGGCAATCTGAACTGGCGCCCAGATTTGGAACTCAATCAGCAGACACTTGAGCTCAATGTCTGGACATCGCCTGACTATTTCCACACAACTATTTACAGGGATGCTGCGTGGTTTGCGTCATTAATGCCGAAACTGGAAGAGTTCTGGCTTGACGTGGAGAGAGCGAAGCGCGGTGAGTTTGTGCTGCCTGAGTCGTCTCGTAAGAAGGCTGACACCAAGTGTCTCATTGTAGATTCTGAAGCTGATGAAGTACCTGTAGTAACAAAAGGTGTCCAAATAACGAAGTTGGATGAATGAAAAAACAATCCTGGCATCTTAAATTTAAGAAATTTGAGATGCTACGGTAAGAAGGATGGCACCGGTCATCGGATTTGATTTTGATGAATGTTTAGCACAAGCCTATTCTCTTGTTCCATTTGTATTATTACTTGATCGGCTTTTGCCTCGTGCTCTAAAATCACCAAGTGTATCATCAGTGACGCGGGGAATTCTTGAAAAATCAGCAAATGCTTTTTATCTACGAATTGCTCTAAATGAAGTGGAAACGAAAGGGACCTTTTTCAGGCCGAGTTTTCTGACACTTTTACCTAGGCTTCTTGCTCTAAGGCAGCAGGGACTCGTTGAACATCTTTTTTTGTACAGTAATAACGGAATTTCAAATCTTTTGGAGGTTCTGGATCATATTCTTGCGTTAACTCTGATTCAGAAACCTTATAGTGTACCGCAGGATCGTCTATTAAAAGATCCAAATGGCAGACTTCACTGCTTGTCTCCCCGGGCATCTCTAGATGATCCTTGCCGTGCCGTTGAGCCAAAAGATCCAAATGGCTTTCGTGAAAAGTCAGTGTCAGGTATTTCATCGTGTCTCGGGTCAGCAGTGAATGTAGATGAACTCTACTATTTTGATGATACGCGAATGCATACTGGTCTGATGAATGCTATACAAAATCGCTACATCGTTGTAAAAAAGTACGAAGTGCGTATGGCAAATAAGAAACTCGCAGAAATGTTTATTGAGACATTTCCTTCAAGTGCCTTTTATGCTGGGTCAAAAGAGGCAAATGTACTCTTGACACAATTACAAGTTCTTTTACCGGCATTTCGACCGAATGGTAGGGAATCTGTAAAAACTCTGACGGACAAACTTACAAAGGAACTTTCTAAGTTTTCTCCGTTAGCGGGAGGGCGTGTAGCACGGAATTGGAATGCTGCCGAGATTGCTGCGGATGAACAGGTGTTAAATGGAGGAATTGGAGCTGTGTTTAGCTACGGGCAAGTGACAAATGAGAATCAGTCAGGCTCTATCTTTAGAGTACCTATCGGCGGTAGCCGTTATAAAAAAACAAGACGTCGTAAAAGAAAGACTCGGCGCAATGAGTAGATGGTCCTTACTGAAGGAGATCGATACAAGGTAGATATATACGGAAAAGAGTATTTTGTAAATCTTAGGAAATATTTAGTAAGGAAACTAAACAGTGCCTTTTGGTGGGCAGAAGCAGACGAAGGAGTTGTTATCCCAGGTTGGTCAACGACAGCTTCTAAACGATCAGGTCTACTTTTGGGAAAAGAAGAGGATGAAGTGGAGAAACAACTAAAACAAAATGGATTGGTTTTAGTTATGTCTGAATGGAAAGGTGGTTCAAGATATAAGAAAACGAGGAGACATAGACGTCAAACACGTAGACTACATTCAAACCTTGTAAAAAGAAAGAACAAGCTCACGCATCCACGCTGATCCATTATCAGGAGTCTTGTGTTTGTAGTTATTCGTAACTTGTCCATAGGACCCCGTTCTCTCAATCAACCTCTCGGTATCAGTCATATATACATTTTCTGATTTGAGAGTACTGAGACGCTCAGGCCCTGACTCCATATAGTCACCAAGTAAGTGATACGGGGTTCTCTGATCTGTGATGGTCGCATCAGCCGGTCCAGAATTCATCGGATTTGGACTTGTCAAGGGCATCTTACATTCCTGGTTGGTAGGGTAACCACTATTTGTCAAGAAATCGGTAAACCCGTCATTGCGGCAAAGTGCAGGATAGAACATGTAAATTGAAGCCATAACCATCATTCCTATAGCAAACCAAATGAGTGAAAAAGTATCTATTATATCAGCCATACTGATCTTCTAACGATAAGGTTCATTTTCTTGTTACACCATTTCTTCATCCCGATTGCTTAATTCAGCAGGTCCCTGTGCAAATCTCAGAGTCCAGGACCGAGCAGTCATTTCATATTCAGCACGATTGTTCGTGTACTGCGTTGCGATATCGGGCATTAGCGGATCTGAAGGGTTCGGATCACAGAGCATTGACAGGACTGAAAGGAGAACCTTTGAAATAGTAAGGGCCGGAGACCAGTTCTGCTTGAGAATATCAAGGCAAATGAATCCCTGGGAATTGATGTTCGGATGATAAATCTTCGTTGTAAAGACTACACGGGGAGGGCGAAAGGGATAATCCGCAGGAAACTGAATCTGTACCTTAAATACGCCTCCGGCAAAAGGCGAATCAGGCGGGCCAAAGATAATTCCTTCCCAATTGAAGATATCTGAATCTTTAATTGGGCCGGCTGAGCAATTCGCAGGCGGATCACTACGGAGATCAAGAAGTTCACGAGTGATACGTTTTGCAGCGGCCATTGTGTTGATGCGTAAAAAATGTAAAGTAAAAGGTTCAATTTTTACCCGGCTAGCAGCAGTTGGAATGAATGTCTGATGATCCTGAGGTAAATGTAATTGGTGGAGATACTTCACTTTCGACGAATTGGGTTTCATTTCTCATTAGGGAAATCATCTTGTATAATTTCTGGATTGAGATCCTTGATTGCTTGGAAGAGTCTAGCGGCCAACCTTCGCCCTAAAATTGACCCCCTTGCGGCCCTTTAGTCCAATACAATCTCACAATGCACCGTAGTATGCGCGTGATCAAGAGGGACGGTAAACACGAGTCTGTCTCCTTTGACAAGGTTTTGCGTCGAATGCAAAAGATTGCCAAGGGTCTCGAAGTCCAACCCGATTCTATTGCTCAGAAGGTTCTTGCTCAGATTTATGACGGTGTGAAGACAAGCGAGTTGGATGAACTCGCAGCGCAGCTGGCCGCGAGTCTGTCCACGTTGCACCCGGACTATGCTATTCTTGCCTGCCGTCTAACCGTAAGCAATCACCAGAAGAATACTGATGAGAATTTTACTAAGGTTATCAAGGCTCTGAGCCACCAGACGCTTGATCACACAGGAACTGACTTCCGGTATGTCAGCGAGGATCTGGAAGCTGTTGTTGATCTGTACGGCAAGGAAATTGATGCTAGGATTCACTATGAGCGTGATTATGACTTTGACTACTTTGGTTTCAAGACACTTGAGCGCTCTTACTTGCTGAAGGATACGAAGGGTCGTATTCTCGAACGGCCCCAGCATATGTGGATGCGAGTGGCGCTGGGTCTCTGGACAAGTGGTGCTAAGACAACCCTAGAGGAACTAACACAAGCCTTTAACACGTATGATCTGATGTCGACGAAGGTTTACACACACGCCACACCGACACTCTTTAATGCTGGAACGCCTCGGCCTCAGCTGAGCTCGTGTTTCTTGATGGCGATGACGGATGACAGCATCGCTGGAATTTACAAGAGTTTGGGTGACTGTGCAGCCATTAGCAAGTATGCGGGTGGTATTGGTCTTCACGTACACAACGTTCGTGCTCGTGGATCTGTCATTCGGGGCACGAATGGAACCAGCAATGGTCTTGTTCCGATGCTGCGAGTCTTTAATAACACTGCACGCTATGTTGACCAGTGCTTTACTCCAGATACTATCATCTATACTCTTGCTGGGCCTAAGGCAATTGAGGATGTGAGTGTCTCCGACAAGGTACTAACGAGTAATGGAACTTATGAAACTGTCCGGCTACCTATCCGCCATTCTGCAACAGATGCTCCAATCCTGGAGTTTCAACTTAAGAATGCAATTTATCCTGTTCGGACTACTCCGGAGCACCAGATTCTTGCGCTCAAGGGGCAGACTAAGGGTCTTAACTTTGATGTTATCCGGAATCGCCTTGATAAGAATCTGGCCAAGGCGGAGTTTTCAGATGCCAAGGATTTGCTAAATGGAGACTTCCTTGTCTTTCCGATTCCGACATATGAGAATGACATTTGCAGTCTAACGGAGGAGGATTGTCGATTCTATGGAATTCTCCTTGGTGATGGGCATATCTCTTCAGCAGCATCGGGTGTCTGTCTGAATACTACGACGAAGGCTAAGACATCTGAGTTTGTCATTGAGTACCTCCAGGCTCGTGGTGTAACTCCCAATGTCTATATTGAAGATTTGACTGAGCGAATCAAGTGGTCAACTACATCGCCTGGATTTAAGTTTGTCAGGGCTCAGCTTTACGATGAAAATAAACAGAAGAGAGTTGATCCAAATTTCCTTCATCTCCCTGTACCAAAGATCAAGCAAATTCTCCGTGGTATCATCGAAACAGATGGTTGTATTGGCACTAAAGAGATTAGCATTGAACTTTCATCCTATCCTTTGATCGAAGCTATTCGCTATATGCTTCTCCGTATTGGCTCGTTGTGCTCAGGATATGAGAGAAATCGTGTGGGTGAAACCTCAACTACCCGTGAAATTATGACTACGCTTCCTACTGCGGTTCTTCGGGTACCGAGGACCCCTGAAATTCTTGAGATGTTCCCGAATGCCCCTGAGGGTGAGTATACTACATATCTCCGCCACGGGACTAATCTGTACTCCCGAATCCAGGACATAACGGAAACAACATATACGGGTATTCTTCACGACTTTGAGATTGAAGGCCCTCACGATTATACTGTTGCTCATCTTGGTGTTGCACATAACGGAGGTGGTAAGCGCAATGGCTCCTTTGCGATCTATCTGGAGCCGTGGCACGCGGATGTAGATGACTTCCTAAAGCTAAAGAACAACACCGGCGCAGAGGAGGAGAGGGCTCGTGATCTCTTCTATGCTCTCTGGATCCCGGATCTCTTTATGAAGCGGGTGGAAGCGGATGCTGACTGGACTCTCTTTTGCCCGAATGAGGCCCCCGGCCTTTCGGATGTTTGGGGCGATGCGTTTGAGGAATTGTACACCCGATACGAAAAGGAGGGCCGCGGCCGAAAGACGGTCAGTGCCCAGAAACTTTGGTTCAAGGTTCTTGATTGCCAAATGGAAACGGGAACTCCGTATCTTCTTTACAAGGACGCGGCGAACCGGAAGAGCAACCAGCAGAATCTGGGAACGATCAAGTCCAGCAATCTTTGTACGGAGATAATGGAATTCAGTAGCCCGGAGGAAACTGCGGTTTGCAATCTAGCCTCCCTCGCTCTGCCAGCGTTTTGTAACAAGGAGACAAAGGTCTTTGACTTTGCCCGTCTGAGATCTGTAACCAAGTCGGTCGTTCGGGCTCTGAATCGCGTGATCGATATCAACTTCTATCCGACTCCTGAAACTCGGCGAAGCAATATGCGCCACCGGCCAATTGGTCTTGGAGTCCAGGGACTTGCGGATGTCTTTGCTATTCTTCGGATGCCGTGGGAGTCAGACGAGGCTGCTCGAATGAATCAGTTGATCTTTGAACACATGTACTTTGCGGCAGTTGAAATCAGTGCGGAAATGGCGGCTGAAACGGGCGCCTATGAAACATTCAAGGGATCGCCAGCATCAGAGTCTCGCCTCCAGCCAGATCTTTGGAATCTGAAACCCATTACGGAAACGGAGAATACTCTAGACTGGATTGGTCTGAGGGCGATGGCTGCCCGGGGTTTGAAGAATTCTCTGCTGATCGCCCCGATGCCGACCGCCAGTACCAGTCAGATTCTTGGATATACAGAGTGCTTTGAGCCGATGACCACGAACATCTATGCTCGCCGTACGCTTGCCGGAGAGTTTGTTGTGATCAACCGATACTTGATGGAAGATCTAATGTCTCGGGGTCTCTGGTCACAGGAGATGAAGCAGAAGATCATTGGTCTCAATGGAAGTATCCAGGGTCTACCTGAGATTCCGGAGGATGTACAGGCGTTGTACAAGACTGCGTGGGAGATCAAGCAGCGCACTCTCATTGATATGGCTGCCGCTCGTGGACCCTTTATCTGCCAGTCGCAGAGTCTGAATCTGTTTCTGGAGAATCCGAACTATGCTAAGCTAACGAGTATGCACTTCTATGGCTGGAAGGCTGGCTTGAAGACGGGTTGTTATTATTTGCGGACAAAGGCACCGGTGATGGCGCAGAAGTTTACAATTGATCCGACGCTCTTGGTAACTGGTAAGTCAGTTTCAGGAGAGATTGATGAGGATTCAAACGCTAGCGGGGCTAGCAGTAGTGCGGAAAGTGATAGTGAGGATGAGGAAGTATCCTCTGAGGAAGATGAGCCAGTGCTGTCAGCCGAGGAGAAGAAGAAAGCAGATCGTGCTGCTTTGCTTAAGAAGCTTGCGTCAGAATATGAGGAGTCGCAGAAGGATGTCTGTGTTGCCTGCTCATCGTAGTGACGAATATTCTAGTTTATTAGCTTAATTCCTATCATACCGCCAGGAACATTCTGAAACGTAGATACGGATGTAAATTTTTTTTCAAGTGACCCTAGATCTTGAAAAACTCTTTCAATCTTAGCATAGCCAATATATTCACCCCCAGGCTTGAGAACACGCTTTAATTCAGATAGAAAGATCGGGTTTGAAAAAAAGATATAATTGTCTGGGCCGACAGTATCAATCACAGTATCTACAGAGGCTGAGTCAGATGGCCACGTTTCACACACATCAAAACAGAGATCTGGAGAGACTGTTGAGTCTCGGTCAACGTAGACAAGAGTGGCACCTTGTGTCTTACGTACATACTGCTTCTTAATGAGCGGAGAGTTCATCATTTCTGTTATCGCATGTCCGTGTCCGAGAATATAGATCGTTGTCATCTACTTGTGTAAATGTGAACGATTTATGTGGTAGCAAAAGTTGCAATTAGTATATCCTTTGTTACAGATGATTCAAGTACAAACCACTTCTTTGTTTCAATATCCCATCTAGCACCCAATTTCTTTGCTTCTTCCTTCTTTGTGAATGGAACATTTAGATAAATCTTGGAACCACTTATTGTGTTAGTTAGCTTTCTTTTATTATAAGGACAACTCTCAAGACCAATTGCCTGATTTGCTAGTTTATCTGCGGCTTCATTTCCAAGCGAATGAATGTCTGATTTGTCTGTATGAGCAGCAATCCATTGAAATCTGACATTTGGCTTATCTTTGTACAGCAAGTACACTTTTTTAACTAGATCTTTATTTGGAATATCATATTTCCAGTTTGTCTTTTCCTGTTTTTCACCATAGGTCGTTGCAGCTTGAATTGCATACCGAGAATCAGACATAATACAAATCTTATTGCCTTTAAGAATACTGTCTTCAATGATGTCGTAGGTCCGAAGAATTGCCTGAAGTTCTGCTGTATTATTTGTTTGCTTTCCTTCAACTGCTTCTGACAGATTACAAGCATCATCTTTTCCAAAATAGATGCCAATACCCGCTTTTGCATCTGGCATTCCATTATTAGAACAGGCCCCGTCAGTATAGACGTAGTAGTCGGGTTCAAATATTGGTTCTGGTTCCTTTACCTTCATCATCATCTCAAATACATTTTTTGATACCATTGTGTCTACTATTGTAAACAATTGCTATGAATTTTTACATCAATTTTTACAGCAATTTATTAGGCTTAAGCATCCTCGACCTCCACTCCCACCAAACCGTGGAGCCACTTGATAAACTGCGGCGGCCAGCCCCAGAAACAGCCTGTCTGAGCCCGTCCCGCAATAATACGTGAACTCGTGTTGGTGCCGTGATTCAGCGCAACAAGAATCTGCTGCGGCGGAATTTCTACAAATGACTTACACGACGGCACAAAGTGCTCACCCTCGCAGCTACCGACATCAGGAAAAGGATGCTTCTTGGCATACTCTGTATAAAAGCAGAAGGACGCCTCGCTTACACGCTGCCGCTGCTCAAGGACCCACGGCGGCACATTGACAGCACTAATTCCCTGACGGAGATCATACATCGCAATCATTGTACAGCCAACTACATCTGTATTGGGGTCATTTAGAAGCCAGGCTACACGGCGACGAAAGGACGTCTCAGGATACACATCGTCATCATCCATATGAAGGCAGATTGTGTGCTTTGCTGCCTTCACCGCCTTGTTACGCTTGTATCCTACAGATCGCTTTGTTGTCATCGGTACATAGGTGATCTCACAACCAGGTGCTCTATCCTCAAACTTCTTGATCTTGTCCAGAATCATCTTGTTTGGGTCATCGCTGTCGTCAACAATAACCCACTGAATCTTATCGAGAGGATAATCTGTGCCGAGAAGATTGACAAATGCCAGATCAATGAAATTCCTACGGTTATACGTGACTGTAAGAACACTGATAGGCGGGCAATCCTCACGTCTTAAGAGCGGAGGGAGCTGGGGCGGCTTAGTACCTTTCTTGAGCTTTCGCAACTGATTTGTAATACGTCCACCAACAATCGCCAGAAAGCGATTGTAGCGGTCCTCACTACAACTAATGGCATCCTTGCTAGTAAACCGATCAGGTGAGAATGCATACTTATATACGCCCTGAAGATCATCAGTTGTAATTCCAGACAGATCAGCAACTAGACCACAATGTTCTTTTACGGGATGTACAGGTGTCTTTAAAAATGTTGCATACTTCTTGCCACCGAATGTCTCCTCGTAGACAGGAATCGTATTGATCAGAAGCGAAGCACCGCGGGCTTCTGCCTGAGCAGCAGTGAATCCGAATCCTTCAGCCGCACTGATGGCGATGTGAAGAGGAGACTGAATTGCAAGAGTTTCCATTTCTAATGATTCCAGAAAACCACGCTTGACCGTTACTGAAGAAGGAAAATTGCCTGACAGATCTGCCTCTGTCAGTGCTGTTGTAACAGTCACAGGACAGTCTTCAGGCCAGAGAGGTAGAAGCTTATTCGCAGCGACGTGCTTGTTGATGGAGCCACCGAGAACCCAGAGAGCGTTCTTTTTATCAGGATTATAAGGCTCAATCGGCTTGAGAGCGCTAGAGGCGCTCACGGTAGCCGATTCTATCGGCTTGAGAGCGCTAGAGGCGCTCACGGTAGCCGATTCTATCGGCTTGAGAGGTCCACGAATACACCACGGAATGTGTACAGCCTTGCTGGAAAACTCCTTTACACGACTCTCCTCCTTGACCCAGATCTCAGTAAAAAGTTCCTTGTAGGAATCCCACGTAGGTACACACCATTCAGGATTTACCATCCAGATCTGAATAGGCGCCCACTGAATCCATACAGGATGAGGAACTTCAAGGTGAAAGACAATATCAGCAGGACTCGGTGGCTGGAGAGGATCCATTCGTACAAACTCAAACTCTTCACCTCCTGCTCCACTCAGCTGCTTTAGTGCAGTTTCAAGTAATGTAGCATCTTGGCTGAGTCCAAAGGTGTTGGACTGATTGAATAATAGAACTAGACGACGCATCTAGAAATGCCTTACGGGCTAATGTTTAGACCGACCTAGTTTTTAGATCTAATCAAGTACTGAGTTCCAATAATGGACCCTTCCAGTTTGTTTGCCGTAATAAATTCCCGAAATGCCTTGACTACACCGTAATGCCCGTATGCTCCTGTAGGCCAATCAATTCGCACATCACCGTTTTCATTTCGCTTTGATTCATCGATATCGACTGCATCATCACCGAGTACATAGCCTGTTGGCTTGAGCTTGGGATAATATAGTTCTAAATCTTGCTTTACGAAAGAATAAGAGTGGTTACCGTCAATGTAGAGAAAGTCGATCTGATCGGGAATCTGAGATACAGCCCTTGAGGAGAATTCACGTATGATATGTATGCGTGAACCAAAGAGACCCTTCAGGCGCTCGAGTGTTTTGATATAGATTTCATCTCCAGTTACTGTATTTAGCGCGTCATCATACTCATTGTATGAGCAATACGGATCAATCGAATATAAGGTGGAGGATGGAAATGTATTCAGTATGTGCTCAGAAAACTCACCCGTATGTACACCGATCTCAACGCAGACAGCACCCTTAGTACGATTTGCTAGTTCTCTTATAATATCACAGCGATCCATATAGTATAGGTGTCTCAAATTCTTAGACCTTTAGAAAAACAAGAAAAGTACAAAAGACTATGAGAGTTTTTAAGAAATCTACAAGATAGAAGACACCTGATGTCTCATACTTCAAAAACACGAAATTTAGATTTTTTAGAATGGTCAAATGATCTTGCGCCGCTCGAAAAACAATCAGGGCCCGACTGGACTCGAGTAATTCAAGATGAAAATCGCCGCTTTACTAAAGCCTTACATGGCTTCAAAAGAAACCAAACATCTCAATATAAACTTCAGACTACTCCTACACCTTGGACTTACCGAGAATTTACAGTAGGTGGCGATGGATGGAGTCCGACCGAAACGTGGTCCACGAGCAATTTTGAGATAAAAGCGTGGGATGCTGATATTGATGAATCAACGGGGCTCTTTGCTGCTGCTGTTATGAGCTCAGATGGCTATGAACGATTTACAATTGAAATCTACTCTTTTTCAAAGGCTTCAAAACCTACACGTGTCGAGCATCTGAAGATGCCGTGCGGGCCTACACTTGCCTGGTTGAATACCTCAGATTTAGTCTATCTACAATCATCACACGATCTACGATATGATAGTCTATGGATATGGAGTTCATCTACTATGAAATCTGTAGAGATCTATCGTACTAGAGATCCAACTTGTAATCTTGAAATTAAGCGGCTTGAAGATGGATCAGTCGCTATTCTAGAAACTGACTTTGAAACAACCCGATTTGGTCTAGTCACGTCTGACTCAGTCCATTGGATAGCAAAAGGTAAGGATATTCTTCCAGTAACGAAGTCAGTCTATTACGTAGACCAAAAAGGGCAAGACCCAATTGAAGCGCAAAGTATTCGCGCAGGTTGGACAGTAAAGCGATCGTTTGGCCTTTTAACGATCTATGATCGTGATGAGAAACCAATTACAACTGTCTGGGGTGAAGTGACTTCTGATACCCGTGATCCGACACGTCTATTTATTTCAGATATTCGTTACGAGCCTTACTGGATAGATACGACTTCGTGGACTCTATCAAATCCAATACCATATCCTTTTACCGTAACATATACACCTGAGCCGGCACCGACATTTATCATTCGGCCTACTACTCAAGAGATCAAAGGCTTGCTTGTAACAGCCTATGGCGCCTACGGAATGCCTACACGTGTAGGTGCTCTTGTAAGTCGGTGGCATCCTCTTTTGAAGGCAGGTTGGGCCATCGCATCCGTTGCTGTTCCCGGTGGAGGGGATCACACACAGAAATGGCGTGAAAAGGGCCAGCGATTAGGACGCCAGAAATCAATTGAAACTCTCCGACAGGTTGTTATAGATCTTCAGGAAGATCTTGGTGTAGAGCCGACAAAAACCGTTTTGTATGGGCGCTCGGCAGGTGGCTTACTTGTAAGCAGCGCGGCTCTTATTAATCCTGGACTTGTCGGCGGCCTCTATATAGAAAGTCCTTATATTGACATTCTGCGTACAATTAGCAATCCTGAGTTACCATTAACTTTGTTGGAAACGAAGGAATTTGGAATTGGAACTAATTTTACAAATGTGGTGGAAACGGCGAGATGGAGTCCGATGGAACATCTTCCGATCCAAGGGATTCCAGAACTCTTTATTTTGGCAAGAACCGACGAGCAGGATTTACAAGTGTATCCGTATGAAGTGATTAAATTTATTCAGAGAGCTCGATCTGGCAATACTGAATCAGTCGCAGATGCGCTAAAACTTCTACAGATTGGCAAGGGGAAAGGACATTTTGCCACAACAAACAAAACAAGAGAAGAAGACTGCTGGCTTTTAATAAAAAAAATAGGGGACACGTATAATAAGATGGTTCCTATGATGCGTAATCGCAAGAATAAGACTAACCGGAAGAACCGCAACCGCATGAATCGCAGCCGCAAGAATCGTAATGAGAATGGCACACTGGTACCGATGATGGGTGGTCGCCGCCGCCGTGGTCGTGGCCGCGTCACTCGTCGCCACTAAACTAATCCAGAAGTAAGCATTCATCTAATGCAGTAGAATCAGAAGCAATCCAATTCCTAATAAATTGAGATCTGTGTAAGCTATGAGCTCCATAGACCTCAAGTCCCTTTCGATGTTTTGCTGTACCATAACCCTTATTGTTCAGCAAATCATATCGTTCTGCGATTGCCTTATTCTGAGCAGACCATTCAGTAACCCACGTATCACGTCCTACCTTTGCGAGAATGGATGCCGCCGCAATCGGCACATAGATCGCATCACCATCAGGAATACACTCATACGGGACACCTTCAATGAGCGGCTCGAGAATACCGTCTACCAGGAGTAATTCTGGCTCTAGACCTGTAAAACACGCGGCTTTTGCTCGACGAAATGACTCTTGATTGGCCCACGTGGTGCCTTTTTCATTGAGTTCTGCGGCTGACACTGACCCTACACCCCAGTCGATAGCGAGAGCCTGAATAGCTTTTGAAACCTCGGCCCTTTTCTTTTCTGACATTTTCTTACTATCCTTGATTTTTGGTGTCCATTCACGATGCTCATCGGTCCACTCATTTTCAGGTGGCCAAATGACGGCCCCGGCAAAGAATGGACCCCAAAAGCAACCACGTCCTGCTTCGTCAAGACCAAGTTCTACAGTAGGGTGTAAACAGAAAGATGGTTTGAGTAAAGGCATTGAAGTACTTTATAAACTGTAAAATTACCTAGTAAATTTTTGGCCTAGTGTTAATAGATACAGTCTCGATGAAGACTACACAAATTCTATATTTACTACTTTTGGTTGTTGCTGTTGCTTGGGTTGTGAATAGCACGCATCTTCTTGATTTCAAACTGTCAGAAGGATTTGACGGATCTGGTGGCCATAGTGGCTCAAGTAGCCCTAGTGGCTCAAGTAGCCCTAGCAACTCTGTAAAACTGGCAAATCCAATTATTCCTACAACAGTGAATCCGGTTGATTTGAAGACGACATATTTACCGGATCCGAGGCTGGCTGGACAACTTCCGTATGGTCCGTATGCGCAACAGGCGTCAGTAGGATCCTATCCTTACAAAGATCCTTCACTTCTACCGGCTAATATTCAACAGATGAAGATGCTCTTTGAGGATATACGAGGATTCTTAGCGTTTCAGGGCGCCGAACTAGCAAATTCAAGCGATCCGACGGTGTCTCTTCCTCTCACGCAACTTCGGTCAGATAGTCGCAGATTACAACAGGAAATTTCTGTGTTAGATCGTAATCCTGGTATAGACTCATCCCTCACACAGCAGAATGTTGCGGATATCCAAGAACAATTAACCTTTTTACAGCGGAAAGTACGTCTATTTGAGACTTCGGGTGTGATCACAGAAGGATTTACTGGCTCAGCTTCGAAGACGAGGGCAACAGAAACAGACCTACAGAATCTACAAAGTAGTATCTATTCGGCGATTCTAACCTTGTCATCAAGTGGCACGTTAGACGCAGTAACAAAGGCTCGGATTTTAGCACTTCAAACAATGTACACTTCTATAACGGATATGATTAATAAATTGGATAATGGAACGTGGAGCGCGATAGATATTCCGGTCTATCAAGAAGATATTAAGGGAATCCTACCGAATCTGGCGAATCCTGCCGCTTCGATCGCATCTGTGATTCCTACAACTACCAGTACGAGTGGGTCAGGTTCCGGTTCGGGCTCAGATTCTATGGTGAATACGCCAATTGGTCAAGCGCTTGCTTCTATTGTTGGCTCAACCAATGTAGATAGTGTTCTTAAGAATTTCCAACAAAATGGAAATGTCAATCTGTCGATTGGATATAATGCGCCTGGTACAACTACCTCAACAAACTATAATGCTTCCTTTAATGTTGGATCAGATGGTGTAACGCAAACTTCTGGCTCTGGATCCTCAGGATCCTCAGGGTCCTCAACTAATTCAGATTCAAACTATACACCTCAAGTTACAGGCTCACCGTTTGATACGTCTACACCTAGTTATTTAGATTCATCAAAGTCAAGTCTTGATTGGAAGGCGCGAAATAAGGCGATAGCTGAACAGATTCGCAAGCGCGGTTTAGATCCAGCTGATTTTGGATGCTTGCCGACTGGATCCGTGATGTCACCGGCCTTTTCTTGGAGAGGGTACACAAAGATGATCTGTGGCAGACTGGGTGCCACACTTGATCCGGGTTTGCCGCAGGCGTGCGGATGCCCGCCTGATAACTGGTCTGGCTGGTCTTCATAGGAAGCTGGTCTTCGTAGGGAGATGGTCTTGATAGGTCTTCATAGATATTCGTAAAATGAGACGCATAGGGTAGAAAGGTATGAAGATCACCTTAATCCACTTATTTCTTGTAGGAGTTGCAGCCCTTCTTTTGGGAGGTGTTGGAGCCTATGGATGTATGAGAGTTGCTGGATTTAGAAATTATGATGGGTTTACTGGAGGATCTCCGGTCTGCGAATCGTGCGGTGGTAGTGGATCGTGCGGATGTACAAACCCTGCGCCTAAATGCCCGCAACCACCTCCGATTGCTCCGTGCCCGCGTACAGTTGAACCGGATCTGAGTAAGTATATTCTAAAGTCACAGGTACCACCTTGTAAAACAGCACCAGATATGTCTCAGTATATGCTAAAGACGGAGTGCCCGCCGGTGCCTGATCTGAGCAAGTATGTTTTGAAGAGCAGTATTCCGAAGCCGCAGCCTGTTATCATCGATAATAGTATGTGTAGGAAGGATGCGGGTGAGTGCCCGCCCTGTCCGAGACCTCGTTGCCCCGAGGTCAAGTGCCCGCCGCCGACAAAATGTTCACCTCCGGCTCCTTGCCCGAGACCCGTGTGCCCGCCGACGGTGGTTAAGTGCAAGTCTGAGGAAGCAGCGCAGACAGTGCGTCCATTCTTGGCACCGCTGAATATGCAGGCGTTCGGAATGGGTATGTAAATATACTCATTGGTTGACGCACATAGTGCATCGATAAATCAATATTTACAAGCCCATACGCTGTACTGGCAAAGCCAGTTCGGAATGGGTATGTAAATATACTTATTAATTAACGCCGTCTAAACTAAATTGTGTAGTTTACAAGTATAACAATGCAGATCTTCATAAAGACTCTCACTGGAAAAACAATTACGCTGGACGTGGAACCGTCTGACTCAATTGAAAATATCAAGCAAAAGATTCAAGACAAGGAAGGCATTCCGCCTGATCAACAGCGTCTAATCTTTGCTGGAAAGCAGCTTGAAGACGGCAAGACACTTGCTGACTATAATATCCAGAAGGAGTCAACGCTACACCTTGTGCTACGCTTACGCGGTGGATGGTAAGTTCATTCGATGTGTCTAGACAAGAAAATCTCTCGCATTCGATGAGGCTCATAGGTAGCTTTGTTTAAAAGCATTGCGTGACGACTCTCTTTGACTCCAATAAAACTCGCAGGTACACCAAGAGCGCGAGCTGTAATAAATACGTTCAGATTTGAAGTCCTAATAGGAGTTGGATTCTGAGCCATCAAATATATTTGCTCATAGGCTAATGAAACCGGTTGAAAAATCTCGGTAAAAATTGTACCGTTATCACCAAGTTCAGTCGTTGTTGATTTGAAAAGAGTCATATATTTGTAATACCCTTGTTCAATAATAAAACAGATACATCCTGAGAAATAACAAGGCACTCCAGCAAGTTGTAGAACACATTCTGTATGATGATCACGGCAGCCAATAGGCCCTATTCGTCTAAGTTCGTTAGCAATCGGCTCTTCAACCGTATCAAGAAGCCACGACATTGATACGCAAATAGGAGTAATTTTTCCTGAAATTGGAAAAGAATACCAGACTCCATTGAGAATCATTATACACGGAGGACCACTGTATAAAAATATATCGGCTGAATCAATCCATTGAATTGGAATAGATCCTACTACTTTCTTTGTTAGCATATCGTGGAGAAATTGTTCAAACGACGCAGAATATAGACTCGCATTATAAAGTTTTATATACCAATACTGAGCTACAGCAATGATTTGAAATGCGTCATCGACAGTCAATCCGTTACCTTTCCAAACAATGCCAATGCCTAAACTTGCTGAAGGGAGCATACTGGATAGAATAGGACAAGATCTTTAATCACTAAAAGATAGATGGATACCCGCTTTTGGGGGCCTTCCGGTTGGCGCCTTTTACATTCAATCACATTTGCGTATACACCAAATACCGATAGAAACGCAATGCATACATTTTTTGAAATGCTTCCGTTTGTACTTCCGTGTAAGTACTGTAGATCGAGTCTAACTAGTCATCTACAGAAACACCCCTTAGCGCAGGCACTTCATTCAAGAGAGACACTGACAAAGTGGCTTTGGCGAATTCATAATGAAGTGAATATAAAGTTGCGATCTCAGAAGCTAATGGCTGAAAAAGATCCACCGTTCGAAGCCGTCGAGAAATACTATACCGATTTGCTGAGAACAGGTTGTACTCGCACAGAATTTCCAGGCTGGGACTTTCTATTTTCCATCGCAGAATGCCATCCAATGTCACTGAGCTCCAAGCAGTCTGTACCAATTCAAGGTGCGCCGCCGTGCGATTTACTTGTCAATTATGATGAGAAGAATCTCTGGAATTGCCTAAAACCGGATGAACGCCTTCCTCTCTATATTCTCTTTTGGAAGAGTCTTGGTGCAGTTCTACCCTTTCCTGAGTGGCGAGCATCGTGGCTCAAAAATGGTGGATTTGATGATGGTGCCTTGACAACACGAGATCACACGATGAAGTGGCTATGGAGCCTACGGTGCGCAATGGAGACTGAATTAGAACTTCTAAATCGCTGTAAATACTCAGCTCTTTGTAAGACTCTTAAAGTCTTCAGAAGTGGATGTACAAAATCAAGTCGGGCAAAGACGTGTAGAAAAAAGAGATCTTCATAACAAAGAGAGATGGCAGAGTCATCAGCATTATCGACCTTTCAAATGATTTTACTTTTTCTTATTTTAATGGGAATTCTCCATTATATTTGGTTAATTTACAAGGACAAATATGAAGTGATCAAGACTTCGAATTACAGCGAAGGATTTACGGGAGCAACAACCGATGCTGAGGTGTCAAGAACTGTCTGGTTTGAAAATGAGGACCTGTTTGACGCATTCTATGCGAGTGTATATGATAATTTGACACAGCTTTCTGGACGCTATCCTCAAGAACTTGCTCTCATTATTAATCAATGGAAAAAGACAGCTTCCCTAGATGAAATGGACGTGCTAGATGTAGGTTGTGGTACAGGAATCGCATCTGTTCTCTTTGCCAAAATGGGCGTCCATTCAGTAACAGGTTTAGATAAAAGTGAAGCAATGCTCCGGCGTGCGAGGACTGTTGTTTTACCTGCTATGGCTCTTCCTCCTGCCAAAAAAGACAGCGTCACTTTTTTACAGGGAGATATGAATCAGCAGGCGACTTTTTCAGCGAGCCAATTTAGCCACGCAGTTGTCTTATTTTTTACAATCTATTACTCACCAGACAAAGCTGGCCTTTTACAGAATCTCTTTTACTGGATTCGCCCTGGAGGAGTTTTAGCAATTGAGGTTGTCAATAAGTATAAGTTTGATCCTATGTTGGAGGCTGCGAGTCCGTTTGTTGGTGTATCTTTACAGAAATACACAAAGGAGCGGATACTCAAAAGCAAAGTTGAATTTGACAAATTCTCATACGAAGCTGATTTTGATTTACAAGACCCTGCGGCTGAGTTTCGTGAGACATTCCGCTTTGCGGATAAATCAGTCAGACGCCAACGCCACACACTCAATATGAGCGACATTAAAGATATTGTTCATCTGGCTCAGACAGCTGGCTGGAAATACGAGGGCAATATTGATCTCGTGACGGCTGGATTTGAGTATGCGTATATTCTAATGTTTACTCACCCGTAAACGCTACAGCTTAGATAGAATGGACTCTACGACAGGAGGAGTTCTTGGTATTTTTGGAATTCTTATATCTGGTGGAAGTGTTATTTATGCAGCAATTAATCATAAACGAATACGATGCCGATGTTGTGGAAAGAATTTAGATGTATCTGTGGATGTAGACCCAACAATAATTAAAAAGAAGAAGAAAATATCTGCAACAAATGTTAAAGAACCTGAAGAAGTAATACCAGATGAAGAAGAAGTTACTCCAGATGAAGAAACACCAGAAGATACACTTGAGCAAGAGGAAGAAATAGAAGTACCTGTTCAAAAAAAGTATAAATCATCTAAAGTTGCGTCTTATCAATAACAAACAAAATATCATCGTGCCTATTTTTAACTGTTCTTAAATCGTACGTTTTGATGTACTTTCTAAGATCAGTTCTTGAATTATCAACCAATTCAATAAGAGACATATAGTAAATAGTAGAATCAGCTTTTGACGAAAACAAAAATTGAACTGCCTCTACTACTATACTTAGGTACACAAACGAGATAATGGCCTCTTCTACCTATTCCGCTGCTTCCGCAATGCCGAATGAGTTCTACTGCCCGATCAACTTTAGTCTGATGGAAGATCCTGTGATTGCCACAGACGGATTTACGTACGAGCGCGAGGCGATTGAGCAGTGGCTCGTGAATCACAACACAAGCCCCAAGACAAATCTTCCTCTAACCTCAAAGAATCTAATTGCCAATATCGCGCTTCGTAATGCGATTCGCGATATGCTAGCAAAGCAGCCTCTCCACTTTCAGACGCCAAAGCTGGTCGGCAAGTTTGTGAATAAGACTCTTCTTGCCAAGGCGTATCCTGCTGGTGTTGCAGCTGTTCATCTGACAGTCAAGGCTCAGGAGCCTGAGACAAGGCAGCCGATTGTGCTTCTGGCGATCGTGGACACGTCTGGCTCAATGGGTGAGAGCACGGATGATGAGAAGTCAGCGGAGGCGTACGGATTCTCGCGTCTCGATCTGGTTAAGCACACCGTGCGGACAATGGCGGCTGTTCTCGGAGATGATGATATGATGTCAATCATTACGTACTCTACGACTGCTACGATCATTCTGCGCCCAACTCGGATGAACAAGGAGGGTAAGGCACGCGTTGAGGCTGCTCTGGAGTACGTGAAGCCTGATTCGCAGACGAATATCTATGAGGGTCTTCGTCAGGCGATGGAGATTGCGAACACTGATGAGCTGGCGGGCCGCAACATTGTTGGTCTGTTGCTGACGGACGGTTTCCCGAATATCAATCCGCCGCGGGGCATTCTCTACGAGCTCCAGAGTCGTATTGTTATGAAGAATCCGTGGACGCTTCACACGTTCGGGTTCGGCTACAAGTTGGACAGCAAGCTTCTGGCTGATCTGGCGCTCTGGGGCAATGGCCTCTTTGGTTTCATTCCTGATGCGACGATGGTAGGCACGGTCTTTATTAATTTCCTTGCTTCTGTTCTTTCCTCCGCAGCTCGGAACCCTGAGCTTCGACTCGATGGGACTCCCATTTATATGCACAATAGTCTACTGCAGGGTGGTCAGGCGTATGAGACGGTGATTCCGTACAATGGTCAGGAGATTACCCTAAATGGTCAGGTAGTTCCTTTGGAAGTTGAGCCGGTTGATTGTAGCTTTGCGCTTGCTCGTGAGAAGCTCATTGATATTCTTGAGGATGTGATTTCGCTTGAGTGCGCAAATCGCAATGGTACAACGATTGACAGGTTGAAGACTCTTGCTGCGGCGTTTACGACATCTTCAGACCCGCGTGTTGTTGCCTTCTCCCGCGACCTTACAGGGTCAGATCCTGAGGGTCAGCTAGGAATGGCTGTTTCACCGAACCACTTCGGAAAGTGGGGTGAACACTATCTGCGCTCGTACCTGCGTGCCCAGAAGCTCCAGATGTGCCTGAACTTCAAGGATGCGGGTGTTCAGATGTATGGTGGCCAGCTCTTTAAGGAGATGCAGGCTATTGCGGAGAAGGCGTTTGGTGATCTGCCGCCGCCGACTCCCTCTGCAGCAGCACCGGTTCAGAATTCCTACTATGGTGCGGGTGGCCCTGCTCCTGCTCCTTCTATTCGCAGTGTCACTCAGACAATGTCTATCTTCCACAACTATGGTGGGGGTTGCTTTTCCGGTGAGAACCGAGTTCTGATGGCGGATGGGTCTCGAAAGGCCATCAAGGATATTAATCCAGAGGAGCTAGTCTGGACGCCTGAGGGCCCAGCAAATGTCGTCTGCCTAGTCACTATCGGTTCTAAGCAGCCGGCACAGACAATGGCTCAGATCAATGGTCTCTGTATTACACCGTGGCATCCGATTCGTCTCAAGGCAGGTGGTCCGTGGGTCTTTCCTGCCGACCACTATCTCTTTGGTGAGCGTCTGATTCAGACGGTCTACAACTTTGTTCTGAATAAGGGCCACGTGGTTGACGTGGAGGGGTATGAGTGTATTACTCTGGCTCACGGATTTCAGGAGCCAGTTGCAAAGCACGACTACTTTGGCACCTCTGCGGTTCTCAATGATCTGGCAAAGCAGCCTGGGTACTTCCAGGGCCGACCGGTCTATCAGAACCTCGTTACAAAGAAGGACCATGCGACGGGCTTGATTGTGGGCTGGTACGATGATGTCTAAACTGTACACAGATCTAAACAAAACAAAATAAAACTAATCAAATAGATGCCTAGCGCCGCTCCAAGTGCGGCCACATCACCTATTCTGGACATCTTTGATCCAGACCTCATACGAGGCTCGGAACACTTACCTTATGATCCTGTAAAAGCTTATTTTTATGTTGAGCATCCAACGGAGGGTTGGCGAGTGTATCTGCGGAGCGGCTGCTTTATTCACGAAGCAGGTGCTCACTTCGACGCCAAGCGATTTGTAGTCGTCAAACGTACGGGGGCGCACCCTGGTTCTCGCTCGTGGGAGCCTCCAAAAGGGCAGATGGAAGGCAAGGATGCGCTCAAGCACCCTAAGACACCAATAATGAAGATTCTCGAGGAAAATGTCCGGCGTGAGGTGGATGAAGAGGCCCATTTGACTCCATTACGCAATTTACGTCATACAGGAATTATATATCAGAACGTTGAGCCTGATTTTCCGCCTAATACTTTTTTTCAGTATCATATCTTTCAGGCCTATGTCACTCCGATTGCTATCAACAAGGCACTTGAGTGGTTTGATTGGTTGGCGGAACATCCGAAGGCATTTGCGCGGATGAAGCGTGATCGCAAGGAAAAGGATGCGATTCGTTGGTTTGATCCGAAGGAAACTCAAATGATGGGTCGTTGGTCTCCGTCAATTGTTGCTACTTATATACAGCGTATGAGCGGAAAAAAGCGATCATAAGATAGATAAGTCAATGAAGTGGTGTTTGGGGCTTTTATTTGTAATTATCATTGCAATTCTGGCACTGTTTAGACTGCAAGATAATTTTGGTTCAACAAGCCCTGGAACACTGGTCCAGCTACAGACTAGTCACGTTCCTACAGAAGAGGATGTGTATTATCAACGTTATATCTATCCTAGAATTCTGAAGAGGGATTTGTATGATATGACGGAATCAGATTTACATTGAAAAAATTGAAAAAAGTAGAAACTAGTAGTACAACAAGAATGGATACTTATATATACATTGTTGTTGAGAACGGAGATCCGTATCCGATTGCCTATAAGATGTACGATGACGCTGTTGCGGCGGTCAAGCTAAAGCATAAGGAGACTCTCGATGAGGATTTGAAGTATTACGAAGAGTACGGAGAAAGCTGTCACGAGGTTGATGTTCCTGAGTCAACGTCAGGAATATCGTATCTTTACATTGAAAAAGGAATTAGCATCTATATTTATAAACTTCCTATTGTCTAAGTAAATGCTGGATGGCGTTGTCCTTGTATCACCTGAGCAATATACAATTGCTTATGCGATCAATCCATTAACAAACAAAACATCTCGTATTGATACTGAAAGGGCAAGAGCCCAATTTGAAAAGCTACGAGATCGGTTTCTCAGACACAGAGTACCTGTCTTTGAGATTACGGCATCGGCTCTGAACTCAGAAAATCGCTTTCCAGATTTTGTTTTTGTTTCTAACTCAGCTCTGATATTGAGAGGGTGGCCGATTCGTACGGTTATCTTATCCAGGTTTGCAAAGAAAGAAAGACGAGGTGAAGAAGTATTGGTTGAGCGATTTCTTGAATCGCAGGGCATTAAGAATATTCATACACTGCCTGAAAAAGAAGGCTGTTATTTTGAAGGCCAGGGTGATTGTCGCTGGTCTCACGATGGGAAACATCTTTGGATGGCCTATGGTGTAGGTCGATCAACACTTTCTGGTATTCGAGCGGTTGAAGAGATTATTCTAAAGGAAGCAGCCGCTCTAGGATGGATACCGCCGACGATTCACCGTCTACACATTGTCGAGCCGACAACGTACCATATGGATTTGTGTTTATTACCATTGCCGAATGGCCGTTGTCTGTATCATAATACAAGTTTTGATCGAGCATCGCAGCAGGAAATAGAAAAGGTCTTTGGCAAGGAGAAATGTATACATGTACCTTTACACTTTCTGTATGGTTGTAATTCGGTGGTAGTCAATGACACCTTACTGATTGCTCCGAAGCTGGCATTTCCTGACTATAGATCTTGGATGCGAAAATACACAGGTATGCACGTGGAACACGTGAATGTCTCTGAATTTGAGCTCGCGGGTGGATCTGTATCTTGTTTGGTTTTGCCGCTTTGGACAAGCGTAGCTGAATAGCGTAGCTTAACGTCTTGATCTACGTTTCTTTTGCGTTTTTCTCTTTATCAATCTTTTTTGATAACGAGTCTTTCGTTTTCTGTAGCCGCCGACTTTTTGTTTTGCACGCTTCACATTTTCAAAAATTTGTTTTACTACCTGTGTTAATTCATCTTTTTCTTTTTGTACAAATACATTATACATTTCTAAAAAAAAGTATCTATTAAAATACTCAGACTTAGAATAGTCAAGAAGTAATTGTTTAACTTCATCAACATTTGGATTATCATCTTCTTTTAATAGTTTAAATCTCCGTAGAATTTCTGGATTTGGTGCATACCGAAAATTTCTTTTTAGTTCATCTATCTGTATTGGATTTAATTTAGAACTTGCAATTTTTAATACTTCAATCTGTAATTCTAAATTTTCTTTTTTTAGGAAAGTTTGAAGTTTTCTTATAAAATCCTCTTCAGTATAAGTATCTGAGTTTATATATTTATTTAAATTTCGTTTAACTTCTTCTATATTAGGAAATACTTCTTTTTGTAATTTTTCCGAGTTATTATTTAATAACTCATTGTTTTTTAGTTCTTTTTGTATTTTTTTTAGTTCATCTATACCTAATTCCTTTTCTGCTATCTCAAATAGCTTATTATTTAATTCAAGATCTATTGGTTTCATATTTTGTAAAACTGCCATAAGCGCTTGTTTTAACCTATTTTTATAAACTTCATTTTTATTCAATTGATTTTCTTGAATATATTTATGAAGCCATTCTATTATTTGTTTGCTATCTTTAGAAAAAATAATTTTAAAAAGGTAATCCCAATTAAAAAGACCATGGCGAGCAGTATAATTGAATCGTTGAGTGTTTACAGATTGATCATTATTAATTGTCATAAAGACTAATTCATTGATTTTGCGAAGGCTTTTATCAGGTACATTGATTAAAACTCCATTATATTCAAAATGCCCATCTTTTGATTCTAGAAGTAATGAATCCTCTATAAATGTATAATATGTATAGGATATCTTATTAGTTTTATTATTGTATTGTTCATTGTAATCAAACATACCTCTTCTTATAATAGGATAAAATGATGATGCTTGAATTTCTAATTTATTAGAACTTTGCGTATTATTACCACATATCAATTCAGTTGTCTGGTCTTTTTTATATAATTCAACTGCCTTTAGTAAAAATTCTTTCCAAGGAAATGAATAGATTCCTGTATTATCATCATAATATATTTTTGATCCTCCGCAAGTATAAAAAGCAGTTGCATGGCCTCCAACTTTTTTTTGATTTTCATCAATAATATTAGACGCTATATATACTGCTTTTGAATTTTGTATGAGGTCTTTCGATACATTTGATAGTATTAGAGGAATTACAAAAATACCTAAATTTTCAAATGGTAAATTAAATAAAGTATATTTAAATTCATAATTAGCAAAAAAGACTAATTTATAAAGATTAAATAAATACTGTTCATCGAATACATTTCCTCCTGGACTGTATTGCTTTTCTGCTTTCTTCCTCCTTAATTCTTCAACATTTATGTGCGACCGATTAACGCCTTTTGTATTTTTATGACCTAATGCAGCAGCTGCAATGCCATCTTGACCTGCTGCTCTTGATATTTCTGACATTCTTTGAAACACACTATGTTCTCTATCACTTTTAAGATCACAACTTTCTCTTCTAATGGCTTCATTGTTGTAGTGCCGCATAAATCGCTTTTTCAGAACTTTAAAGTACTCTATGATTGCGTTTTTTCTTTCACGGATTTTACTTTCCAATATAGCTTTACTTGAATTCTTTTCAAAAGGATTATTAATTGCGCCTAGATTTGTTGTATTCAGACCTACTAAATCAGATTCAAATAAAAATAAAAGTTTATTTTTTTCATTAGTAATTATAAATTCCATAGTAGAATCAAAATTCGGATCCAGTAGCGCAGGTTGAACAATTTCTTTAAGGCCATCGCTAAATAAAAAAACCATCTGAATGGAGTCATTCCAGCACTCGCCCAAGTGCTGATAGAATCCTTCACTGTCGCATCTAGCATCACTTGCAGATGCTAGAGGGTCTATGACGACAGCAGATTCAGCAACAGGAGATGCTACAGGAGCAGCTTTACGAAATGGATTTAATATACTGAGGAATGACATTCTCTTTATACTTGTTATAGATTTTTACTAAGACTAAAGTAATGGGAAATGTCTTGGGCCGTAAGTATATTATGCGAATTGATAAAATCTACATAACATTAAAGGAGTTTCGAGAAATTAAGACCTATGAAGACGCAATAAGGCTCGCTGGCTATGAAATAAAATCAACGGATGAAATCGACATTATACCACAAGGAGAGCGAAGAAAAACCATTCACGCATTTGAACGATTTCAGTTTGTCGAGGCTATTTATTATAAAGGTAAACTCATTATGATTGAGCGATTGTATGGAACAAAGTAAAGCAATCTAAACACAAATTCTGTATATAGAATATATCAAATGCTGGCTCTTGTAGTCTATACGGCGACGTGTGGTGCTGTTCTAAGCTCTCCAATCAAGGTACAGTCGCAGTCACAGTATCCCTCCTTTCAGAAGTGGTCAAACATCAATGGCAGAGTCTACCAGCCGACAGAGCGCGATTACCGTGAGACAATCTACACTCAGAATCTGGCGACAATTCAATCAACCAATAATTCTTGGACTAACAAGTTTGCAGATCGTACGGCTGAAGAGTTTGCAAAGTACCTCGACTGCGTTGAGTCAAAGTCAAAGACAAATCTCCGTGGTGCTTCTGTAGTTCAGAGTCTGAACTCGACAAACCAGTTCGAGACCAATGCGACCGTTGTAGAGGCCTGCGCTCAGTAAAATTTGAATAGCATTTGCTGTCGCTCGAAGTCAAGCACCAAGCGCTATGGAATCAAACTAATCTCTGGTCTAGACCAACGGGCATTAAAAATGCCCGTTTAAAATGCCCAGTGATCTAAGATAATTAGGCTGCGCAATAAAAGAATAAAAATTCCTGAGATTGACAGTCTTTGTACTTTCTTTCAATTTCATCTAGATTCAAATGTAATTCTTTGACTGCTGCATACATTGTCTCATAGTTTCCCATATAGAAGTTGTCAAGGCCATAAAAACAACTATCTTTCAGAAATATATTTTTTGTAAATTTTGAAGACTTTTCTTTTAAAAAAAATGTTAGATATTCTTCTTTTGAACTACTAAATCTATTATCAAGAATATCAAAACGAAAGTTAAGAATTGCTTCTTCTTTATTTATCGGCAAGGAACCCATTTCATCTAATATATGGTACTGCCCGTACCAATAACGTTTCCATCCAAGAATTGGCATTACACTAGAACATACATTTCCTTCTGTTCGACCAATTATAGAACATAGTGTCTCATCCTCTATACTACATAGTTTTACTATCTGTGAAAGATCTTTTAGATATTCATAGATGATCTCTTTTGTTATCGGAGTTAAATCTTCATTCATTGGTCGCCAACTAAGCGAAGATTGCTTAATTGACCACGTATGAATATACAGGTCGAAGTGATTAATATTGTATAGTTCTTTTAAAAAAAAATAAAGATCATCTGATTCGAAGGATTGACGAATATGCCCTCGTAGCACTACGATCATATCCTTTCTATATAAACCAGACACTTTTTATATAACAATGCAAATAAAGACAATCTGGATACTTTGGCTACAGGGTTGGAAAAACGCCCCCTGGCTTCAGCAACAAACCGCAAATTCCTGGATAAAAAATAATCCAGACTGGACTATTAAACTCATCGATGAAGAACAAGTTCGCACTCTAGTGTCTGATATTGACTATATGTATGACCCGAGCAAAACCATAACACCACAAGCAAAAAGTGACATTATTCGTCTTTCAATTCTTAAAAACTATGGAGGTGTCTGGGCTGATTCAACAATGCTTTGTATGCAGCCGCTAAACAACTGGTATTTGACAGCTATTAAACCTGCCGGCTTCTGGATGTATCACGGAGATGGAGCAGGCCTACCAATTAAAGAAGGTCCAGCAAGCTGGTTCATACTAGCCGAAGCAGATAATCCATTTATCAGTCGATGGAAGAAAGAGTGTGATACCTTCTGGATTTCTATAACTGAGACAGATGAATATTACTGGATAGATATGTTGTTCAAAACAATTATAGAAAGTGATATTCAATTATTAAAACTTTGGCTATCAGTTCCTTTTTTGAGCTGCGAAGATGAAGGCCAGGCTCATTGTTTGTTTAAAGGATCAAAGATGACAATCGATGATCCACATACAAAAAAAATCTTATTTGAGAATCCACCGTATGTACTAAAATTATGGAACTATTGGAATACAACCTTTCCAGACACAAGCACCAAAGAATGCCAGCAGTCAACTGGGTACTTTGCAATTCAGATCTCTACTCGATTCGCTGAAACTTAACAGATTGGGTCTTTACAAGCTGCTTCTCAAGTTGTATAGCCGCATTTTGACGATAATCAAATGTGCAGTTATGAATTTCAGCGTGCCGGTGTACACCACAGAAGAATGACTTACATTTACAGGCCGAATCGGTCAGCTTAATCTTCTGTTTACATCCTGTAGCCTGACAGCGTTTTGGCCTACTTACCTCAGTCTCCGACTCAGGCTCATTGATTTTAATCTTAACACTTTGGAGCGTTGAAAGAATAGCCGACAAGTCAACATCCGCGAAAGACATCCTCTACTTCTGTGAGCCGTGCGTGTTTTTTAAGGCGGCAAATTTCAATTTTATCAAGTAAAGATGTTCTGGTCAGATAAGACGAATGCGCTCACGCAAATTCAGTCTTGGATATCGAACAATGAACTTACAATGGATACAAAAGTAAAGGTACCGACAATCCAAAAGTCACTTAACCTCTGCTGTTCAATACAACCCGCATCGCTAGAGGATGTGCCTTCAATTGTAAAACTCCTAAATGAATGGTTCGAACCTAGGCACTCAAGAACTCGAATGGCTATTACTGCTGAGTGGCTTTGTAACACATTTATACAAGACTATGCTATCTGGATTGTCGCGAAAGATCCTGCTGGCACAATTAGAGGATGTGTTGCGAGTTTTACGTGCGCCTCGCCTTATCCAAATGCTGTTACAACGTGTACTAGCCAAACAAGTAGTCGGCCTTTTGGTATCGTTGACTGGTTCTGTGTCCATCCATTATGGAGAGGGAAGAAGATTGCATCAGGTCTTTTGAATCTGTTAGATTACATCACACATCAAGTTGGCCGTAAAGCACATGTCTTTATCAAGGAGGGTTTACCGTTGCTAGGAAATCAGATTCCAATTTACGGGACCGTTTGGAGATGGCGTTTAGCAGGTAACAAGGAAAGAACACAAATACGCGAAGGCTGTGGGCTGTACGTCTATCCTTTTCAGGCAGAGGATGAAAAAACAGGTCTACCGTTAGTTCGTATAGAAGGTTTACGAAAAGTACAAAAGTTGAAAGCTTCTGTGATTACACAATGGGAAGATGCACTTGATAAAGATCTGCCTCCTTGTATTGTCTTTGCGACTGCGGCAGATTCGGTCGATGAAAAACGCGGCTGGGTTTATGACTCACCCGTGTTTTTGTATGCGTTTCGTTTTACTGTAGGAAAGTGGCTTGGCTCAGTACCGAGTTCACAGATTTTGTAAATTACGGATTAGCCTTTGTATTTGTTAACGTTGGCTGTGAATCGACCCACGCCTTCACACCCTTCTGATAGAGAGTTTCACACCCCGAATAATAATCCACTAACAATTCACGCGCCTGATTTGTTAGTTGATCGAGTACAGGAAACCCAGCAAACATATAGTCCTCTCTCGGACCTTTTACGATCCAACGACCTGTGCCTGAATCCTTTTTCACATCAAAAATGGTCTGAAGAAATTTGCTGATTTCAATAGTCTGATTTACGTGAAACGCCATAAGTTGATGGGCGTAGCTTTGCATTGCGAGCGCTGTCGGCTGGCTTCCAACTTCAATTTCTTCTGATGTCTTACATTCTTTGGGTTTCTTAACAGGAATTGTCATAATACCATCTACTACAGGCAAGGTTGCTTCTAAATAATTGAACGCCTTATTCAGACGGTCGATCGCAGATTGTAAATCATTTACTTCATTTTTTTGATCAGCACCTTTTAAGTTAGACATAGTAAGTGGACCTGTAGGTATTTTATCGCCACTCGTATTTCTATATCTTACGAACGCTTGGAGAACACGTTCAGATTTCTTGAAATCAGCAGGGTTTATTTTTCCATAAAGTTGAGCAAGACTTTTAATTGGTTCATACTGTCCAATTGTCGGTACTGACTTATCACCAATTGAAAATTTACATACACTCGTTTTTGCAGTGGTAGGAATTAACTCTGATATAGACTTAGTATCAAGAAGCTGTAGAGCCCGAGAAATACAATGCGACTGAAAAGGTACAATTTGTTGGCCAGCTTTTGGCTGGGTCCCTTGCTTCATTAGCTGATATAGATCATTAAGTAGATTATTTTCCAGTTTATCTTTTAGCTGTCCAATCTTCCTCTGAGAGACTTCACGTGATTGGCTATCTCTATCAGCGCTCGTAAACAGTCTTAAATCTTTTTCACTTGAGATAGAAACGGTATAGGCAATTAACGCATTTTCAAAGATTTCTCCTATATTGGGTGTTCCACTAGAGTTAGTACGTGTTAATGTTCTTGCAGAGCTTACAAAGGATCCAGCTCCTGTAGTTATGCCATCTTTTATGTTATATTTTACTCCTCGTCTTATTTCATCATCTTGTTGAATTATATCTATTCTTTTTTCAAAGAGTATTGGATATGGAGTTTTATTAGTGGCCTGCTTTACACTTTTTGCTTTAATACCAATTAATACAGAATAGGGAATATATCTATTTATATCTTCTACTCGTGTAAATTCTTCAAGTGATTTGAAAGCATGTGGTGTAGGACTTATATTTATAATGGTAGACTCATAATCTTGTGTAGGAGTATCGCCACCTTTAGTTTTTAATAAGAAACGCTGTTTGATAGTCGCGCTTTCTTTTATCTGCTGATATGTAGGATCAAATTCAAAATATAAATTGGAAGTTATCTTAAATAGTATCGTATTTGGTTTAGCTGTAAATAATTGTCTAATAGGATCTCCTTCTTGTACTTTATCCATATACAACCGCAAAAACTCATAGGCTCCAAGAGCCTGATTTGTTACAGCACCTCCACTCTGAGGATAGTATCCAGGTTGAAATCTGGGAAGACGTGTACCTTGTTGTAACGATGGGCGGCCTGAGTATCCTACAATTTCTTTTGAGCCTAGATTAATTGGGTTAGCGCCTTCTACTGGAATTTCAAACTTAATATCTTTAATTATAATCAAAAGTGATCCGAGAATTTGAAAGAGACGAACATAATAAAACGCAATCATCATTGAATTTTCGCGCTGGTTTTTCTGTAACCTTTCCTTTTCACTTTGAAGTAGATCTGGCTTTGAAACAAGTGGATTTAAATCTGTATATTTGGCAAAATACAATTCACCCATCTGGTTATTTTTTGTAATATAGCCAATAACCTCGAATTTGGTTGTTATTAAATCTGAAAGTGCAATTACGTACTTTTCAGGATCCATCGCCATATCCATTACTTCCTTTTCACCGAACTCATCGTACATAAAACGAAAAAGTGAATCAGCCATCTCACGAACCTCTTTTGTGGATGCGACCAATTCTTTTCCTGATGTAATTCTTGAAGGTCTTGTTAGCCTTCCAAAATCTATTTTTGAGTTTGCACCACCCATCTAATTTAGGTTATTTGTTTTCTGTATTAGGTGTCAATAAAGGTACCCACTGCTTTTTCGTATCTTCAATTCGCTTCCAACACTTCATCAATGTTCCAGCGGATACATCACAAAGCCCAGCAATTGTCTCTACAGGAATATCCTTGTGACCCCTCTGCTTGATCGCCTCAGCCAAACTCGCTGCCGCCAGAGAGGGTGGCATATGCTCTGAGCAGAGTGAAAGATCCTCAGCGATATCGGCAAGTCGTGTAGACAAACTCAGTACCACCGGAAATTCAGATCGCTTAAGAGGTAGGCGACTCAGTGGATGGGCGATATAGTGTGAGGCACGCGTCGTCTGTAATGATGACGGTGAGCCGGAGAATCCCTTCAAATGACCCTTCTGAAATGCGAGCGCTAGAACTTCCTGTACATACTTGAATGCCTTGGTAAAATCGCTCGTCTTGATGTGAAACATATCAGCAACCTCCTTCGGCTTCCGAGGCTGGCCGACCTGCTTGAGTGCCGAGAACACACACGAAGCAAGAATGGCCGATCTGGAGAGGCCACGCTTCTGACAATTTGCCACTAGCGCCACGTAATATTCCTTAGATAAGTCAAGAACACCAGAATCCAGGCCTTGGTTCGTCGCAGTAATCTGAAAGGTTTCAAAGACGTGAAGGAGGTTTCGTTCTTTATAGGGCAACATATTCCACGTGTGATAGCGGCGAATTTTATTCATTGACCACCGGCAATTAGCTGTGCCGCCGCTCTGCGTCGGCAGAATCACTGTTCCCAGACTCGAAGCAGGGAACCGCATATCTTGCGGTGCTCCTACACGACACGGATCACCGCCGCCACGGTCATCTTGGCTGAAGTAGCGATACTCTGCTGTCAGATCTAAGCACCGGGAGATGACTGTGCCACAGCCTCGGCACGTGCTCACATCCAAGTGTTCCCACTCTTCAAACTTGGACGAACACGTTGGGCATACTGAGATGTTGACAGTTGGCATCTCGTGATTCTCTGACCAAGCATCATCGAGAAACTTGGATACAAGATCGGCAGTTGTTGTCTTCTGTTGTGATACCGCAGGTACAGCAGCTGTAACACTCATTTTTAGGTATCCATCAGAGGTCAACTCTGAAATTCAATTTTGCGAGTACTAAATTTGAAGGTTGCGTTACACGCTAGGCTACCCAAATGCGCATATCTGTCATTACACCGACGTACGATAGATCACAATTTATACCACAGTTGATTGAAGATTTCAAACAACAGACGTATGATCATAGTAAGATTGAGTGGATCATTTTGGATGACGCGCCGCCAGAGAAGCGAGTCGACCACTTCTTTGCTGCAGCCGCAGAAACAAGTAACTTTACTGTTCGGTATCTGGTCAGTGAGACAAAGCAGCCGATGGGCGCTAAACTCAATCGGCTAAACTCAGAAGCGACAGGTGACATTATTGTTGTTATGGATGACGATGACTACTATCCGCCGACACGAATTCAGACGGTCATTGATGCCTTTGATCAACATCCGAGAAAGGAGATTGCGGGATGCAGCAAGGTCTATATGTGCGATATGATAAATGAGAAACAAGAAATTTGGGTAGCTGGGCCGTACCACGATAAGCACGCGCTCAATTGTACACTTGCGTACAAGCGATCGTATCTGGAAAATCATCGGTATGATGATAAAGAGCCGTGCGCGGTGGAACGTGCCTTTACAAATGACTTTACAGAACCGATGATTCAAATGGACAGTAAAGCAACCATTCTTCATCGCATTCACGACAACAATACGTTTAAGAATAAGATGGATATTGGTCTCCTTAAAAAGACAGATTTGACACTAGAGAATTTTATAAAGGTAAAGTAAATGGAGGTAGTTGTACCTACACCTTATGATGTTCTCATTGAACAATGTTTAAAACCTAATGTGGAAGGCGCCTATGAGCGAGCTCAAGAAGCAATACGGCAAGGGGCAGATGTAAATAGACTATATGAATCTGACGGAATAACCTATACTCCTATATTATTATTAATTTTTAATTTTCCTAATAATCTGAATTTTATACAATTATTATTAGACGCAGGAGCAGATCCAAATATATTTTCAGGCTATGGAAATGTATGGGCGCCATTATCAGCTCTTGCGCATAAGGAGTATCACGAGAAATTTAGCCGTGGCGAGAATAATAATGCGGCTGAACTTGCGAAGAATAATGCGTTATATGAACACAAAAAAGCACTGATTCAAGTTCTGTTAAATTCAGAAAAACTTAATGCAAATAGTGTAGATCCTGATGAAAAAAACTATTGCTATGATTTAATTAGGGATCCAAAACTCTTATTGGAATTTATTGTAAAACGAAATCCAAGTGTAAAGACGCTAGATTTACCCTGTTTTGATTATGATAGAACACTGCTTTCAGAATGCTGTCTACTACTTGTAAGACAACGAACTGATACACATTTTTATGAAAGAGTAAAACCGTATGCTGACATTATTTCTACACTTTTAAAGGAAGGAGTGAATGTAAACATATTGGATAGACTTGAACATACGGCATTAGATTATATTGACGAAAGATTACCTGAAATCATACCTCTTGGTGATTTACCTGAACAACTTAAGATTTGGCTGGCGACTTGGAATATGTTAGTTGACCACGGAGCAATGACAAGAGATGAACTTCTGCTTAGGGAGACACCTGCTATTAAACGTACACTTGGACGTGTGAATAATGAGAATAATTTTGCAGAAGCTGCAGCTGCCGCAGGTGCCCCTTCACCTCAAGCAGTACGCCACGCCTTTTTACGAGACTGGGCACAACAAGTATTTAGCAGAGCAAGAGAATTTGGTGGCAGACGTGTACGTGCTAGACGAGTAAGTAGAAGTCGTAGACATAGACGCAAAACTCAACGCAAAAGTAAAAACCGATGAATCTCACCAATCTCATAGGGGATTTTACAAACCAAATGACCTATACCTGGAAAGATTGATGCAATGATTCTATAGTTCTTAATTTGATCAATGGGTATCGCATACTGTCGGTCCCAATCAATAATTGTCTCACTCATATTTAGTTTTATGCCATTTAATATCGCATAATTGTAGGCATAGGTTGCAAAGACAATCTCTTCCAAAGCATAATCTGGCATTGAAGGATTATTACTGACACTCTCCATCGGTTTCATATCGTGTGCTACTTCTTTTGCTACATCATAAGGAAAAATCATTCCAGACCACTGACTTCCGTGTAGCCATTTGAATTTGCGAAACATCGGATGAATTTGAAAATCCTTCTCAAAATATCTGTACTGCCAACCAGGTATCGTAGATCCTCTAGAATTAAGATAGTCAACAATATGTTCAATCTTTTCAGTGGGCACAGGATCTGTATGCGGAGCAATACGATTTTCTTGTAGAAGTAATTCGTGAGAATTGATTGCAATATAGGGCTTACTCGGCGAAGTATAGTCGCGATAAAAACTAGACCCTGAGCTCATCAAAAGAACATTAGTAAATGTTATGTTTTGAAGAGCAAATTCTATACAGCGACAAATGGCGTGAGCAAGAGCCACATTAGATCTGCCTCCTATCAAATTAATTTCAGCTTTTGTCTGGAGTAAATTTCGTACAAGCCAAACAAAATCAGGTAGTGTATTTTCATCTATGGCGGCAGGGGCATTGTAGTGGACAATCCACAGATACTTACCTTTTACGTATCTCTGTATATTTTGTGAAAGATATGTCAGTAGATCAGCGCCTTGATGAACAAGGGAGACAATAACCATATCATAGTGACCTGATGGAAGCATTTTACGAAATGTCCTATCAAGATTTACTTCTTGAATTGCGTGGGGATGAATCATTGACTTTATTCAGTATTTTTGCTTTAGACTCATTGTTCTGTATTTACGATACTGTTTACGTTTTTTATAGGTTCTACGACCACCTCTACCTGCTGGGTCAGCACCAGCAGCTGACGCAGGATTCTTTACAAATGCTTGTCTGGCAATAGCTGCATTCAAAGATTTAAGATTTGCTTGGGTTCCAGCAGAACCATTCGCACCATTCGCACCATTCGCACCATTCGCACCATTCGCACCATTCGCACCATTCGCATCATTCGCACCATTCGCACCATTCGCAGCATTCACATACGCGTATTTACCTTTTTGGCTTGCTATTATGTCATCAGCAATTGGTTTATTTTTTAATATATCTTCTATTAATAATTTTCTTTCAGGAATTTCTTCTCCATTTTTATCTTTTTGCAATATAATGTCTATAGGTTTAAGATTTTTTAATCGCTTTATTTCATCATAATTTAAGTATCTTATAAACTTATCTGGGTCAAATTCAGCAGTACTGAGTGCTACAGTATACATAAATAACTTTGTGTCTTTTACTAAACGACTTAAATATTGTATGAGTTTATCTGGTGTTTTACCAGCATCATTTGTAAATTTCAAATATAAAATATTTATGTTGTTAACACCAATCTTCTGTATCGCTTCTAGCACGTTAGCTTCAAATTTTATTTGATCTCTTACTACTTTTTGTCTTTCTTTTTCATCTTTTACATCGTCTATATCTTTTATACTTTTAAAAAGTAATTTATGTCTAAATGTATCAAAAATAGAACTTTCAGCATCACCAACAGTAATTGCGAGTCCTTGATTACCAAATATAATATTAGTTGTTCTTACATATAAATCAAATATACTCTTTTCACTTTGTGTTGGCTCACCGTATATACACATTAAAGGCCAATATTTAGGAAATATAATATAATCGGCGATATTTTGTAAAGGATCTTTTGGCTGTACTTCTCTCACACCTGTGAATTTTTCTATTTTTTTTGGATTCTGTATGTCTACTTCTAATTGCTTTCTTATCTTATTAATTGTATCTGGACTTATAAACATAAGTTTCTGTTTATAAAAGTTTATAAAGTCTTGTTTTTCTTTTGTATATTTACTTAAATTGATCTTTATAATATCGTAATAATAAATTAATTGTCTTAATGATAATGGTATACGCTCCGCATCATCAATATACATTTTTATTACTTCTTCTGGAATATGTATATCTGGAATATACATTTGTATTAATGAATTTAGTAATTCGGTTGTAAGTTCGGCTGATCCTTCTGCTAATGCAATTAAATTAAAACGTTTATCTTGTCCTATAGGTCCATAGACTAATTGTAGCAATACTTTCATTCCTTCTTCCTCTTTTTTTGGTGCTTCACGAATCGCTTGTTCTACGTCTAGCTTTGTTTTTTCTTTTGCTGCTAATGCCTCAGCTTCTTTTAAAGCGTTAGCGTTTGCCTTTTCTGCTTCTGCCGCTGCTTCTGCTGCTAATTGTTTTGCTGTTTTTGCTCCTTTCTTTCCTTGTTTTGCTGATTTTGCTGATCCTAATGCTGCTGGTGCTGGTGCTGGTGCTCCTGCTGCTGCTGCCGCTGCTGCTCCTAAGGCTGCATCTATTTGCGCTTTACTTAAATCTCCCATTGCAGAACCAGCAGCACCAGCAGCATACAGATTCTCAAATAAACGCGGATCTTGAAACTGGTACATGTCATCAGGAACAGGTGCTAATGCATCCTCCTCTACTGCTGCCCCGTGTGCACCCTTTTTTCTTTGCTTATTAATCTCACGTTCTTTAACAGATTCAAAATAAATACCCGGTAAGAGTTCATTTATTGTAGTTAAAACTAACTCTAAAAATGCCGACTCAACTTTATGAAGTACCTTTGGATTTTGTTCTGCTAAAATTTGAATATGCGGTATTCTTGAATCTCGTATATACTGTAAACGGAGTCGTACCTTTTCGTTCACATTATCTCGAGTAATATGAAGTGCGCCAGCAGGCGTATCATTATGATGGACTCCTCCTTTATCATAGTGAAATGTAATATGACATATTTTTAATTTGTCCAACTCTTCATGTGCTTTCATATCAATTAATTTACGAATGCGTTTTTCATTGCTATTATACAGTGTAATCACAAACACATCACTCAGTCTTTCTTTTATATTAAAAGTATGATTAAAGTGTATATATTTATCTTTTAAACTTGGTACAGATAGCATTTTTTGAAGAAATCGAAATTTATTAGTTGATAGTTCATATGCAAAGATTCTTCTGTTTATATCAGTTTTAAAATCAACATTTGCTTGATGTGCTGTCGGGACATAACCAGCAGGCGCAGCCATTCTAGTATGATAAGATAATAATCACAAGGTAAAAAATTGAGTATCAGCTGTACCGATAGTATAGGTATAGCTGATGTCATTTCAAAATATAAGTCTAAATGAAGATGAACAGCGCAATCGGGCCTATGCTGCACTGCTAGCACAACCAAAGAAACCAGTTGAAATTGATTACTCGAAAGAAATTCTGGATGAGCTGAAAAAGATGAATGAATTGATGCGAGAGCAGGCTGCAACACTTAAGAAGATTGAAGTGGCAACGTCGATGACAGCAACAATTCTAGAGGGTGTTCGGCAAGATGGTGTACTACGTGTTAGTGAACGAAGATGTGGTGCTAGATTTGGTCAACCAGATGTAATTTGAAGACGTGTATAGTGAAAATTCATTTCTAAGGAAATGAATTTGAGCGGCATCACCATGCATCTTAAATTTCTTAAATTTGAGATGCTACGGTATTATTGTCTCATTAGTCTCAGGGGGGTGTAGGCAGCGAATCCTCAACAGGCCCTGAATCAGCCACA